GTACACTCAGTTACCCCTAAACTTGCCTATATTCAACCTTTTGACAATAATGACTACCAACAATCGTCTAAATACACAGTTTATCGTACCTTAGTCTCTCATGAATCCAGATTTATAGCTAATTGGAGAGGAAAACCTCACCCTGCTTTCTCTTCTAGCTTCGACTATCTGTGGCTATGGGATGAAGTCTGTAAAATAGAATACCTTCAATCAGCCTTAAATCTCAAAATCAAACGGTATCTTAACTGTTTAAGAAGCCAATCTGACTTTTTAAATTCTGATAACTTTCGCCAAAATTTAAAAGTTTTTGAGACTTTAACTCGGCTATTTGAAACTTTAAACAGTTTGTCGCCTTCTAAATCTAAAGACCTTGTTTTTTCTGAAACTGAACTTAAACTTTTGGAAGTTCAAACATTTAATCAAATTTTGGAGGATTTTTCTGATGTCTAAATTATTAAATATTGGTGACAAAGTTGCAAGTATAGGTTTTGCTGGAAAATCATGTGGGAGCGAATATTTTAATATATTCCATATTGACCATGTATCTGCTAAACGCTGTCGTGCTTTCTGTACCAATAGCCAAAGACTCAAAGATGTCGTGTTTACCCTCGACCGTACACCTTATTATCAAGACGGCATTGCTTTCTATCATTTTCACGGTTCTTATGGTGGTGTCGATGCTGTTTTAGTTACTGAGGCTATTCAAAAGCTCTACGAGAACTATTCCCGCATCCTTCGCCTAAAAAAACAGGTAAAAGCCATTTACCAATGGTCTGAAAATCTTTCTTTGCACACTACTACCGATTTATCTGTTATAATCAAAGCAATCAACACAATCGATTCTTTGATTAAACCAAAAAAAAAATGACTAACCATACTCTAACCCTATCTGCTTGTCTAAGCTCAATTGACTTAGTTCAAATTCCCAATGCAAATTTTAATTTTGGGAAATATCCAGTGACTCAGGCACAATATCAGTCTGTAATGGGAACCAACCCCTCTTATTTCAAAAACAATCCACAAAATCCAGTAGAACAAGTCAGTTTTGACGACGCTCAAGCTTTTTGTCAGAAATTAAGTCAAATAACAGGGAAAACCTATCGCCCACCAACGGAAGCCCAATGGGAATATGCTTGTCGGGCTGGTACTACTACTCGCTTTTATTATGGCAATGATGCTAATGAGTTAGGAGACTACGCTTGGTATTTCAGAAATTCTCAGGGAACAACCCATCCCGTAGGGCAAAAAAAGCCTAATAATTGGGGACTTTATGACATGATTGGTAATGTTTGGGAATGGTGCGCTAGTTATGGCGGCGCACCAACAGACGGCAGTGCTTGGATAGAAATTAGCAATAAATCTTACAAAGATATTGTCGTGCGTCGGGGAGGCTCTTGGGTTAACGATGAAATTAACTGCTATTGCCCCTACCGAGGCTTTCTCCATCACTCCATCTCAGATTTTAACTATGGTTTTCGGGTAGTCTGTGACAATTAATTACTAATTAGCTATTTATCAGTTATCATTCGCTTGACTCATCATGATAAAATTATCAATCTCATCGTCCATTGTTGGCGCAAAGTCTTCTTCATCTTTTTTGTTAATGGCAATCACTGTCACTAAAAACATACCAAACAAAACGATAAAAAAACCTAAAATCAAGCCAGTTAATAAAATTAATTCCATTTTTTTTTATCCTTAAAAAAGAGCCAATCCCCTACAGAATTGGCTTTTTGAGAAAAACACAGGAGCAAACTAAGCTGTAAGTTTAGTCACACAGGCGCTAACAAAACTAGCAGGAGTAGTGACCCCAGCACCAGCCGCAACAGCCTGAATAGCATTTACAAAAGCGGTATCTTTAAGAGCAAATTCAAGAATAGCTAAAATAGCGTCTCGTTGCAATAATTGGTCAGCATTTGCCGAACCATTAATATTGTAACCATAGGTTGCCCGGAGAATATCTACACCACTATTTACATATTGGGGGTCAAGTAGATAGCTACCACTGGCTGGATTTGCTCCCCCTTTGACTGCGGGGGTATAAACTAAAGGCATATTTGAATCACCTACTTTAAAAAATAACGTGGAATTTGGGGTAAACGTCTAAACGTTTCGCACCTACATATCAATTTGGGCGATTTTATCAATCTGTCCACCAAGATATTGGCAAATCCCCTTCTATTTCTTCACCATCAATTGTTGGTTCATATTTTCCAGTTAAATATGGGGAATCTCCTAAACTATACGGCAATCTGCATTGAGCTTTTGTTTCCGTATCCATACGATGTTCTGTGTATATTTTCGTACTATTTGGGTTTAATTGGTCATCTAACGACATTAACAATAATTCCTGTTTATGTTCTTTATACCAATCAGAAACCTCCTTTAATTGTTTTCCTTTTAATTTGGTCAAGTGTTCTTTTATGATTCCATGCACCGTACCCTCATCTGCCCTATACTTTGTATAGATTTTTCCATACCTATTTTTAAATCTGTCTCTTAATGTTGTCCACGGGATTCCATATCTTTCAGCTAAACTTCTAACCGATACTCCCCCTAGCTTATAGATTTCAAACAACGTTTCTGTCTGTGTTTTGATTTCTTCTTTGGTTTTATTTGTTTTTGCTTTCATCGAAAAAATTACCTCAACTGTGACACCTAAATTTTAAGTTTACATAACTATATTTGTCAAAATCTGTCTTTATTCGCTCAGTTAACCCCTTTAATAGTTAACCTTAAATCTATTCCTGAACAAGTGTGAACCCCTTTTTGATACTTAGAATGTGACACCTAACCTGTACTACTCAGTAAAAATCAATAAGATTCAGTCATATCAAGGGTTTTAAATTTTTGGGACAGTTTAAATACTGTTTAAAAATCAATAAAACCTAATCACAGTATAGGTTTAGTCTGTTTTGTACTATGTAGTGGGGGGGATAACTTTATTTTTTTTTATGATAGGGGTATCTAATCAACACAGTGGTTTTTCCTCTAAAATGAGAAACAAGTACCTTTTGAGAGTATTTGGAAGCTACGAGTACCTTTAAGTACCTTTGAAGATTTAGTTTCCCAATTAGTTGTGTTTTGGCGTAGGTCATCTTTTTTAATGTGTTTTCAAGGTTTTGTTCTTTGACCACTCCTTATACTAAACCGTGAAACCCTTACACTGCATAGGTTTCAGCCAATTTTTACACAAAAATCTGGCATATCTATATATATTATATCTTTTTTTTTTGTTAGGTTAAATGTTTCAAGACCCTAGGGTAATTCCTAGTCTCGTATCCATGCTTATATCATATACGGTTTTGAGCGAAATGTCAAGAGGTTTTTTAAAGATTTTTCTTTTTCCAAAAGATTTCCCACCCTAAAGCCTTTCTCAGAGAGGATTTCAACACTTTTAACATTTTTTTCCTTATGTTTTAATATGCTTAACATGGCCTAATAGGGTAAACGTGGTATTGTCTAAGGGGGTTGGAGTGTGAGGAAGGGGTAGAAAATAGCCCTGTAAACCTTACAGTCTTATTAAGAGAGTGAATATAGCCTAAACGGGTAAAAATGTCTTTAAGGTGTTAAAAAGTAGCAATTGGAGAAAGACCGAGAGTGAAAGGATTAAAAACGAGTGAACTACTCACAAGAAAGGATAGGCCAGTGGTTTAAGTATTTGTACCTAAGTAATTATACCTATCACCCAGTCCTTTAAAGCCCGAACATCAAAAACTTGCAAAGCTTTTTAAAACAAGACAAATTGTTAAAGCTATAAACGAAAGGTACTCAAAGGTACTTGTAGCTTCCAAATGCTCTCAAAAGGTACGAAAAGCTTTTTTTAGGGGTTTTTCACTGTGTTGATTAGATACCCCTATCATAAAAAAAATAAAGTTATCCCCCCCACTACATAGTACAAAACAGACTAAACCTATACTGTGATTAGGTTTTATTGATTTTTAAACAGTATTTAAACTGTCTCAAAATTACAAAACCCTTGATATGATTGAGTTTTATTGATTTTCACAAAGTAGTACACTTAAGGTGTCACTATAGGACGGAAATACTAAACTACCTAAAAAAAGCTAGACAGCCTATTGAGGCTAAAATTAAGAAATTAGCTAAGGATTAGACTTGAAGGTTTTGGTGATTGCAACTTAATTGCTAATCTTACTCAAAACTCAAAACCGAAAAAATTGCGTATTTTTGGGCATTTTACCCTTGAGAAGTGTTTCAGAGCTAATTTGGGTTAGGCTATTAAACCTTATCACAGTATTTTTTTAGTCTTTCATATTCAGATAATGAGGTACGGACTTTAAGAGTATAATAATTTCTAGGCTTTTTACTTGACATTTCCTGTAAGCTTATGGTATAACTAAATATAGTTTAGCATCTTTTTCTGCCTTAAGTTATGTCTAATTCTCCAAAAGTACAACTAAATTTTAATGCTCCTGTTTATAGTGTAGCTGGAAAGATTGTCAAAGATCAAGTTGTAGAATTAAAACCTGAGTATATTGTTAGATTTATTGCAAGGGTTTTTCCTGGTGGAAGCGATTCAGTTATTAAAGAATTGCTTGTAACCGATATTTCAGTCGGGATTACCTCTGAATTAGCCGAAGAGTCTGATAATTTGTTTTCAACTCATGCTGATGTTCCTAGCCTTCGTGTTTACATCGCACCAGAAATTTTTGAAAAATTTCTTATTACTGAAACAGGAACAAATTATAAGGCTCAGACTGTTGACGTGCCAAGACTATTAGAATGCTGGGAAGTATTAGGGTTTCCTCTTTATATTGATACTACTAAATTTAACTTTTATAAAGGTTGGGCTATAGGTTTTGGTGTAAAGACTGGTATCCCAAAAAATCTTTAGACTTCTTACCATAAGCTTTCTATCAAGCTTATGGTATATTTAGATAAGAATAAAAGAAGGTCGACCCATGAGAAAAATATGAGAAAGCAATTATGGTAAAAAGTACCAATAATGCCAGATGAGAGAATTATGAAAGAAAAATGAGAAAAATATGAAAAAGCAATTATGGTAAAAAGTACCAATAATGCCAGATGAGAGAAATATGAGAGAAAAATGAGAAAAGGGGTGAAAGTAAAAAGAAGAGATAGAGAGAAAGGAAAGCGGGAGGGTGACACACACAAAGTCGTAAAACCTGAGAATGATAATCATTCTCATTTTACACAAAGTCCTAAAACCTGAGAATGATAATCATTCTCATTTTACACAAAGACTCTAAACCTGTGAATACTTTAGTCTACAAATTAAGGGGAGGGCAGGACAGGGATGCCATGAGTATAAATACCTAGACCACACACACAAAGGCTCAAAACCTGTGACACAAAATTGCAATATGAATGTCACACAAAAGTCATACAATTCAAAACCCTGTGACACAAATCACAACCTCCTTGTGATAAAAAGAAATGCAGGGGCAAAATTGGAGTTTGCGCCATGTGTAAGAAAAGCTAAAAAAGAAAAAGAAATGCAGGGGTAAAAATAGAGTTTGCGCCAATGTAAAAAAAAAAAGCTAAAAAATTAAAAGAAATGCAGGGGTAAAATTGGGGTTCGAGCCACGAGCGAGTAAGAAACAAAAAAGGTTAGGTTAGGACAGGCATACTATAAGTATAAATACTTAGACCACTTGTAATAAAGGTTAGGACATGGATACTATGAGTATAAATACTTAGACCACTAGCTATCACAGGGAAAACCAGATAAAATGATGTTTCTAACCCTATCAAAGAGGGTAAAGGACGAGCTACTGTGAGGTGAAAGACGGTTAAAAAATGGAATATATATATATAGAGGAAAAATAGGAGATGTGTGCCAATTCTGAAAGTGTCCACTAGAGCGGGACAAGTCAAGATAAATAGTGACATAATAGGTACATAGAGAAAAGACCATAGGAGGTCAAAAATGAAGTACACAGAAATCATAAGCATAATCAGAATCGTAGGATTAAATTGGTACGGGCAGACTTGTGCAATGTTTAAAGAGTTAAAACGCTATGACGTAGGTAATTTAGAAGACTCAGGATTAAGTGCGGAATTGAGCAAAGAACAAAAAAGAGAGGTAATTGAAGGATGGTTAGCAAAGAATAGCGGGGATTTTCAAATAATCTTAGACTTTGAAGCTGACATAGAGTTAGGAGATGGGAGTAATGTTACGTTAGATTGGCTAAACGAAGATAGCGAGTGGGAATATATGGACTGCACGGGTCGTTTAGCCAATCTACCGTGGTTATGAGGATTAGTATAAACCTCAAAAAATCCTGAGAAAACCCCCGAAGTGGTAATTAAAAAAGACCAAAATAGGGGGTTACATAAAAAAGTAAAGTAACATAGAGAGGACAAAGATATGCCAATTTGAAAAGTGTCACAAACAAGTTGACAAAGTAGATGAAGGATGCCATAATAGGTACATAAGCAAAGAAACACAGGAGTAACAAAAATGACTTACACAAAGGCACTCGATAACGGGGATGTAACATGGTTCAGAATACTAGGGCAAGATTGGTTTGGTAAGACTTGTACACTGGACATAGAGTTAAACAAGTATGACATAGGAGAATTAGAAAACTTAGGATTAGGATTAGGAGAATCCGAAAAAGAAGCGAGAGAGGTGATAAACCAATGGTTGTTGGCCGCCGATATTTATGACCCACAAGGCTTTTGGAATCCTGATTTTAGTTCTGTAACGGATTATGATTGTCAGATTGAGCTAAGTGATGGAAGTTATTTTAGTCTAGATTGGGAAGACGATACAAACTATGCTAAGTATCGAGAAATAATGCTTAGTTACCAAGAGGCAATGTATGAAGCAATGTATGGTGATGAGGAATAGTATAAACCTCAATAAATCCTGAGAACACCCCCGAAAAGGTAATTTAAAAATACCAAAATAGGGGGGGGGGTTACATAAAAAAGGAAAGTAACGTAGAGAGAACAAAGATATGCCAATTTGAAAAGTGTCACAAACAAATTGACAAAGAAGTTAAAGAATGCCATAATAGGTACATAAGCAAAGAAACAGGAGCTAAAATGTCACCGTCACATTCGAGAGAACCGTTAGTAAAGAGATTGTTACCATTAATAGTAGAATGGGGTAACAAAACAGTAACAGATCAAGAATTTCTGAGTACCTGTGATAAGTTCTACAAAATTCTAGAGGGTCGCCAGTGTCCACATTGTGGAAGTTATGATGTGGTAATCAGGGCGTATAAAGAAACAGCTAAGGGAGAGAAATACCCAATGTTTCAATGTAAGGACTGCAAAAGAACCTTTTCAGGGGTCAAAAAATTTAATGGTAAATTCGGGGACAGTTTAGAATTTGACACACTTGACAAGTAATGCAGATTGTGACATAATAGAGACATTAGTAAGTTAGGAGTAAATAAATGGAGACTGAAATCACTAAAGTAATATTCCGTAAATGGAATAAGTCGGTGGACAAAGAACAAGGAATTATCGCAATATTCCCTGAAGATATTGGAACAATGTCAAGTTATACTTGTAGTGCGTGGGAATGGGTAGGTGAACATGGTGCTTGTGACCCTGCGGAGGTAATCAAAAACTCAAAACCTGCTAAAGAGATTGAATACCAAGAAATCAAAAATTACCTAGAAAATCATTACGGGTACAAGTTAGAGGTTAACCAAAGACTACGTTACAATGCCATAGAAATCAGACAACAAAAAATCCGGGAGATAGGTAATGGACACTCAAAAAACTAAAGTAATATTCCGTAAATGGAATAAAGATATAGACCCTAAACAAGGCATAATCGCAATATTCCCAGAGGAAATAGTATCACTGTCATTCTTAGATTGTGATTCATGGCAAAGAGTCGGAGAATATGGTGATATTAATTCTTGGAGTCCATGCAATCCTGAAGTAGTAATTAAGGGTTCAAAACTTGCTACTGAAAGTCAATATCTAGAGGACAAAAATTACCTAGAAAATCATTACGGGTATAATCTAAAGGTTCTGAAAAGAATACCCAGAACTGCCATAAAGGTAAGAAGCAAAAACATAGCCCAATTATAGGAGGGTATCATGACACAGGACAACAAAAGAAATTACAGCTTTTTGGTTAAGGTAAGGGATAAGGACGGAAAACTTATTCCGTGCGACGAAACAACTGACAACACACGGATTAGCTTTGACTTAGCTGAGTTGACCGATAAGCAGGTAATTTCTCACCTAAAATCAACGGGGAAAACATTAAAGGCTTGGATGCCAGATGATCGAAAAATCGGAATAGATGCTTATGTCTTTGATTCTATTTCAAGGACTTATACGCTCCTTTTTTCGTGGTATGATGTGGATGTTGAGAAAGTTGTGAAGCATTAATTATCAGGTATCAGTTATCAGTAAAAAACACCCATTAAGAGAGAAAAAAACATGACAGAAATTAAGGAAAATATCTACCCGCTTATCAGTTTAAGCTATATGGACATAGAGTTAAACAGGTATGACATAGAGGATGAGATACCTGAACTCATTGATTGGGATACTCATATCGACACAGCCGATTGGGAGATAGAGGATTAATGACCAGGTATCAGTTATCAGTAGCCATTATTTAGGAGTACCAAAAAGATGAACTTTACCTTTTTTGATCTAGGCTATGCAGTGAAATTGACCAATGGGGAAACCGACATTTTACTACAGGGTGAGGATGCTGAAATCTTCTTAAAACAAGTCGATACCCTTAAGGAATTATGGGAAAATGGCAATCCTAACTATGAAGTTTTCCCTAGCTACGAGAAACATTTAGAAGTTTTGATCGAGCCTTATTTTTAATCAGTTCCAGTTATCAGTTATCGGTAAACATTAACCATTTAGGAGTAGAAAAATGTACCAAAAATTAAGCACCGATGAAGCTATTAAATTACTGAAATATGATCATAGTGCTGGTTGGTCATGGGAGGGTGCTACAGCTTTAATTGAGTACCTAGAAAACTTAGAGGATAGTGATAAGCCTATCAAATTTGATAGAGTCGCTTTGCGGTGTGATTTTTCAGAATATGATAGCGTCCTAGAGGCGGCGGAACATTATGATTTTATTCCCCCCGATGATGAGGATGAGGATGAGATAGAAGCGGAGGCACTTAAATATTTGGAGGATCGGACGACCGTAATTCAATTTGAGGGTGGTGTAATTATTAAGGACTTTTAATTAATCAGTTATCAGTTATCAGTTATCAGTTATCAGTTATCAGTAATTAACACATAATAGGAGTAAAAAAATGAAGGAATATACAGGGAGTTTAAACCTCACAATTGAGGTCACGGTTAAGGCAAAAAACAGAAAAGAAGCGTCGTCAATGTTTGACGATTTATACACTCAAATCAGCATAGAAAATGACGGGAACCAATTGATAGAGATAGTTAGCGATAATCTGGGATTACTCGAAAATAGTTGGGATATAGAAGATTAAGTAGGAGTTATCAGTTATCAGTAAAAAAAGCCAAAAAGTCAAGAGTATATGTGACAGTTTATAAATTGTCACAACCTACCAAAAAACCCCTTGACAATCCAAGAGATAAATGACATAATAGGTACATAAGCAAAAAAACGGGAGTACATCATGAACTATCAACCGCAATATCTTAAAAAATGGACAGAAGCACCAAATTATTTAGGGATGGATTTAACGGACTTCTATGTAGTAGCGGCTGAATCAGAGCAGAGTGATTCAGTAGATATGAGTAATTATCGAGTATGGCATCGATTATTTCCAGACTTAGAAGAGTTTAGTTTTGGGGGTTGCATGGAATTTAAAGCTTTAATGATTCATAAAGATTCTTTGCTATTAGAAGCAATAGATGAGAAAAAGAAAAGCTTGGAAGACTACTCAATACTAGATGAACAAGACTTGTCTGACTTAGAATATGAGCAGTGGTATGAGTATTGGTCAAATTGGGGATATATTGAGTGTTTTAAGGAATTGTTAATAGCAATACCTGAGTTAAAAGATGATGAACGAGTAACGAGTCTGGATAATAAGTGTGTATTAACCAGTGATGAGTTAGGTGAGTTAATTGAGGATTTTGCTAACGATTTTGCGAATCTAGACGATTTTAGTATTAGTTTTAATTTTAGCGAGTCTGAGAAGGAATTGCTACTGAAAAGACTAGAGGACATTTTAAGCCGAACTGAGGAAAACTAACATAAACAAAAGGGTGAGTTAATGTACTCACCTTTTCTTGTCTATACCAAACAAGGCAGAAATATGTAGGAGTTGTGTAATAAAGAATGAATAATGCAGGTATGTGTATCAGGTTTGTATATAAGCAAAACTAATAACAAAGATAAGAAAAAATTATATAAGGTAAAGTTATAGCAAGGGCGGATAGGGATAAGAAAATAAAATACGAAAAGTATTGACACAGGACTGAAAAGATAGCATAATGGGTACATAAGCAAACAAAGAGGAAAAAGACAATGTATAGCACAAAATGGACAGAAATACACTATCTGGGAAAACGAAAAAAAGACGGAAAACTAATATATATAGCCGCCCCGACATGGGATTGTGATTGGTACTGGTCTTTCGGGTATTTAAGGGCAAAAGGGGAACATTACCACTTGAGCAACTATGGGAATATCAACTGGCAAGAGGCTCTAGAAAGAGACTACACTTTAAACGTAAAATTGAGAGGGGATAACCTATGGAAGTTTTACGAACTAGCGAAAACAGCTTATGGATTAAAGGAAGTAGCGGAAATATTAGGTAGAGGTGGTTCTCATGTAACGGTAAACCCGTTAGCAGAGGTAATCAAAAATAAAGCAGAGGTTGACAGAATCAATCAGATAGTATTACCTCAAATATTTGATGCAATAAATGAGATGTTCGAGGTAAGAAAAACACCTTGACAAAGAAATAGGGTAGCCTAAAAAAAGTTACCCTATTTTTAGATGTAAATTGTTAGTTAGCTACCTTACCATATTTAGGTAAATGACTACGATGTGTTTCAAAGAAACCGGGCAAAACAGCGAAGGAGGTATCTTTAAACTTAGCGTAAGAACCTTGATGAAGTAATTGAAAAGACTGGTCAATATAATTTTTAGATTGACCGTATTTACCTTCAATCCCAGAATCATCAAGGTCTGAAACAAGCCACTCGATGGTTTCCTGTCTAAGGTCATCCAAGTCAGGGGGAATAGAAAGTCCTAACATTTTAGCGATAGTGCCGTTAGTTCTAGCGTGAATTGTCTCGTCCCTGCTAATCTCTGCGGAAACCATAGCTAACTGAGTACCACCTAAACGGCGGTATAAAGTTAAGACCGGAAAAAAGATAGATTGTTCGGCGACCCAAGTAACTAAAACGGGGTGATATTTCTCTCCCATTTTTAACCATTTAGAGACTAAAGAACGAGATTCAGACTCAATTTGTAGTTTATCAGTAAGATTAGCTAAAGAGATATTTGAATAGGCATAATTTAACTGAGAGTCATGTTTTTTTTCGTCTTTAAAATTAGAGGCTAATAATAAAATACCGTAATCAGATAACCATTTTCTCTCTCGACTAGCACACTCTTTAATCCATTGACCAACGGGTAACTCTAAGTGTCGAGCCTCTAATGCTTTTTGGATAGTTTTTTCCGCACCCCGAACACAGTGACCGTTTTGAATAGGCATAACTGCCCAATCTCGTTTAGCGTTTAATAGACGTTGAAAAATTAATTGATCAGACATAAAGTTTTTACCAGTAAAAAATTTTTCCTTGTATTAAAGGATTGAGTGAACCCCTTGAAGGAAAGATTACCCCTGCATTATAACACAATAAAAAATTTTTAAAAATAAAAAAATCATGGTAGTATATGCACTAAAAAGCCAAAAAGTCAAGCGGATATGTGCCAGTTTATAAACTGTCCCAAAACACCAAAAACCCCTTGACATTACAAGAGATAAGTTACATAATAGAGACATAAACAAAAAACAAGAGTACCCAATTATGAAGTTGTACCAAAAGATTGCAAGAGTTTTAAGTCAAAAAAACAAGTCGCTAAATGTGATAGAGAAAGAGTTAACTTTGTTGAAAGAGTTATTGCCTAATGGTAATGTAATCGGATTACAACGTCATAACTTATCAACTGTGAGTTGCATTATATCCCTAAAATCAACTCACAAAAGAATAGTGATAGACACAGCGTATTGGCATCCAATCATAAGACAATGGACAGAGCATCAAGTAGTAATAACACCTAGTTTTGAGGACGAAATAAACATCCGAATAACTGGTAAAAATGAGGACAACGTTAAGGACTACTTACATGATATTTTTAGTGAGGCATTAATGAAAGAGTATGTAGTTTTTAAAAAGGGCTGGGATGTCAAAGATTCATCAGAAATAGAATCTGAACTAGAATCTGAACTAGATTAACAGACCAAAAAAGCTAAAGCAGTGGTAAGAATCACTGCTTTAATCTAAAATAACAATTGCAGGTGTGTGCATGAGGTTAGCACATAATAAAAACTTATTACAAGGATAATCAAAAGTTATATTAGGTAATCTTATGACGATAGGACAAAATTATAAGCAAAAATAATATTAGATAAACTTATGACAATACCTAAAACAGATAAAAAAAGACAAAACTAAAAGTATTGACATTTTTTGAAAAAGATGACATACTATAAACATAAACGAAAACCGGAGTTACCAACCATGACTACACTAGACACAATGATTTTAGATTATATCGCAATTGGGGCATATTGGGCATTTAACGCTACCGTTGTATTCTTTACCGTAATGATGATAATATCGGGTGTTTTGCACGCATTTTGGGGCATTTTAGAGGGGGTGGATAGCCGAATATTTTATCCTCAAAACTTGCATAATATGGACACGACCGATACACAAATTGATACCCAAATTCCTAATTTAGAAAATCTAGAGGAAGACTTAAATTTAGTGTCTAAAATAGAGTCAATATCTCAAGTGGCGATTAAACAGGAACTGGTAGAATCAGAAGTGGTATCAATCAGACAATTAAAAGTGATGGCCAGAGAATTAAAAATTAAAGGTTATGGAAGTATGACAAAACAACAATTGATAGAAAAAATTCAACAGAGTTGAGAAAAAAGTCAAGGGGCTATGTGCCAGTTTATAAACTGTCCTAAAACACCAAAAAACCCCTTGACAATTCAATAGAACAGTGGCATAATAGACACATAAGCAAAAAATAGGAGTCACCAATTATGTTTGTAAGATTAAGCTATCACAATATCGACGACCTCTTTATTTTGTTTGATGCTGGGGTTATTGACTTAAAAACTAAGTCTCAGGTATCCCTATCAGAAATAGAAGACTATGATAATTTTGGATGGTTAGAGTTAACGAGTAAAAATTTAGAGGCAATTTGTGAATATTGTGCAGAGTTAGGTATAGAGTCTAATGGTTCATTAGGTGATTTTCGTTACTGGTATTCTGCGGACATGAACTACCATTTAGAGTTAAAAAGTGACCAGTCTGAAAACTTAGAGGTTAAAATTGGAGAAATCAACTTAAAGCTAGAGGGGTTAAAATTAATTAAAAACGAAAGCTAACAAAAAAAAAGGTTGAGAGCAATAGCTCAACCTTTTAATTTGTGTCTAATCGAGTGCAAGGGTAAATTATCATGTTTGTACCATTTAAAGAATGCGAAAAAAATTGTTTTCACAGTTTAACGGCTTACATAGAATAGCATTGATAGAACTGCTGATTCTTATGTTTCTCTGGGGAGTAATCGAGCAGTATAACCATTTCAAAAATGGTGGTACATTAAGAGATAGTGCAAGGGTACAAATTCAGGAAAAATAAGAGAGCCAGAGGGATTGTGACAATTAAAAAACTGTCACAATCTAATTAAATCTCCTTGACAATTCAATAGAACAGTGGCATAATAGAGAAATAAGCCAAAAAGTACAGGGGTTAGACAATGATTAAAGTAAGATTAAGCTATACACGACGACTTTATTTGTTTGATGCGGGGGTCATTGACTTAAACACTAAGTGTCAGGTATCACTAGATGACATAGAAGACTATGATAATTTTGGATGGTTAGAGTTGACGGCGGATAAATTAGAAAATGTTTGTGAGTATTGTTCAAATTTAGGAATAGAATCTAATGTTACATTAAGTGATTTTCCTTACTGGGAACTTTCTTACTGGTACTCCTACGACCAAAATTACCGTTTAGATATAAAAAGTGATTCAGGTGAGGACTTAGGTTTAGTTAATAAAATATTTGAGATAAACTTAGGACTTTGGAAATCCAAGCTAATCAGAGAAAATAAAAATCTAAAACGGATAAATAGTTCGCTCAATATTTAAGTGAGTGTTTATTTATAAAGCTACAATGAAAAAGAAATCGTGCGGTAAGAAGATTAAAAAGGTTACTCCAAAGCCGGTTAAACCTTCTAAATAGTCAAGATAAGGACGGTGTATCCCGTCCTATTTTATTAAAATAAAAGTTATGAATCTAATAAAAAATTGGTTAGTAATAATGTCTTCAGTAGGCTTATTAGGGGTTAGCGTATTGGCTATTCAAAACCCTGACAAATTCGGGCGAAACGTTGTAGAAATAACAGCGGTGCTAATAACGTCAGTTATCACCTTAGCCAAACAAAGTGATGAACATCCTAAACAAAATGATGAACCGCCTAAGAAACCTTAGAGCCTATTCCAAAAGTGCTAGTTTAAGAGGTATCACACCTGCAAAAAAGGTCAAAATATCAAGTCCACAGGAGTTCCAAATGACTAACACGGTAAACGGTGAACTAACTTGGTTCAGAATATTAGGGCAAGATTGGAATGGTAAGACTCGTACAATGGAGATAGAGTTAGGCAAGTATGACGTAGGGGAATTAGAAAACTTAGGATTAGGATTAGGAGAATCCGAAAAAGAAGCGAGAGAGGTGATAAATCAATGGTTGAGGGCTATAGGTATTTATGAACCTCATGGCTTTTGGAGTGTTGATTTTAGTTCAGTAACGGATTATGATTGTCAGATTGAGTTAAGTGATGGACACTATTTAAGTGTAAATTGGGAGGACGATAAAAACTATGCTAAGTATCAAGAGATACTAAGACTTATCTAAGCTAAATGTCAAGTCCAGATGTGCCAGTTTATAAATTGGCACATCTACCACAAAAAAGTAAAAATGTCAATACCGATTGTGCCAGTTTATTAATTGTCACATCTACCACAAAAAAGTAAAAATGTCAAGTCAAATTATGCCAGTTTAGAAAGTGTCACAAAGGGTATAGACGTTTCTAAAAAAAGATGGCATAATAGTAATATAAAGAAAAACACAGGAGTTTCAAATGATTAACCCACTCAGAATCAAATTATCTGCTAAACATATTGTGGCTAAACGGGGTAAAGAAATAGTAGTGATCTATAATTTTATGCCCACAAATAATTGGAAAAAAAAAGCTAAATGGTTAAAAAAACTATTGTTTAGCTAAATGTCTATAGGTAATGTGCCAGTTTATTAATTGGCACATCTATCACAAAAGGTAAAAATGTCAATAGGTAATGTGCCAGTTTATAAATTGGCACAATAGGACTTAACAAAGAGTAAAGTCAATGCAGGTGGAAATGTGCCAGTTCATAAAGTGTCACAGCTACAACAAAAAAGTCAAACTGTCAATAGGAAATGTGCCAGTTTAGAAAGTGTCACAGCTATCATAAAAAGGTCAAAATGTCAATAGGTAATGTGCCAGTTTAGTAATTGGCACATCTACCACAAAAAGTAAAAATGTCAATAGGTAATGTGCCAGTTTAGAAAGTGTCACATAGGGTATAGACATTTCTAAAAAAAGATGACATAATAGTAATATAAAGAAAAACACAGGAGTTCCAAATGATTTACGACATCCCCCTGTTTGAAGTTGAATCCTCTGTCTTAATGTTTGTAGGTTATGAGCCAATTAGCGAAACATTAAGAATAGTATTTAAATCTGGAAGTGAGTACAAATATACAGGAGTACCAATTCAGGTGTATCAAAATCTCTGTAATGCAGAATCTATAGGACGAGAGTTCAATCGTACTATTCGTAACAAATACGATTGTACTCTAGTACAAGAGTTAAAAGTAGCAAGAAAAGCGTAAATGTCAATAGGTAATGTGCCAGTTTATTAATTGGCACAGCTACCACAAAAAAGTAAAAATGTCAAGTCCAATTATGCCAGTTTAGAAAGTGTCACAATAGGACTTGACAGAGAGTAAAGTCAATGCAGGTGAAAATGTACCAGTTCATAAAGTGTCATAGCTACCACAAAAAAGTCAAAATGTCAAGTCCAATTATGCCAGTTTAGAAAGTGTCACATACGGTATAGACAAATCTAAAAAAAGATGACATTATAGTTATATAGAGAAAAACACAGGAGTTCCATATGAAAACTATCGACCTAATAATTTCAGTATTATTTTCAGTATTAATTATCGGACTTTTATTTATGGCTACGATACCTAACCAGAAAAAAGTAGAATGTGAAGTTGAAAATCAAAGTCCTGCAACGGTACGCAAAGAATACTTATACATGAGATAAAAAAGCCAGTTTAGAAAGTGTCACATATGGCATAGACAAATCTAAAAAAAGATGACATAATAGTAATATAAAGAAAAACAAAGGAGTTCCACAATCTATGACTAACACAATTGAGAACACACCCCCTGGAGAAACCATTTCCGACATCTTGAAAGAGAGAGGAATACCCTTACGAATATTTGCTAATCGGATGGAAATGTCAAGAAAGGAAGCCTTTCGACTGCTGGCAAGTGAAACTGAGATTACAGGTCGTATTGCTTGCAAATTGCAGTATGCTTTCGGCTTACCTACTGCTCATTTTTGGAAAGAGCGTGAAAGACTTTACCGAGAATCTCTAGCAAATCAAAACAATGTAATGCAGAATCTAGGGAACAATAGTTCAATCGTACTATCCGAAACAGATACGACTGTACAGTAGTACAAGTGCTAAAAGTAACAAAAAAAGCGTAAATGTCAAGTCCAGATGTGCCAGTTTATTAATTGGCACAATAGGACTTAACAAAAAGCAAAGTTTATGCAGGAAGTAATGAACCAGTTTAAAAAGAGTCACATCTACCACAAAAAGGTCAAAATGTCAAGTCAAATTATGCCAGTTTAGAAAGTGTCACATACGGTATAGACAATTCTAAAAGAAGATGATATAATAGTAATATAAAGAAAAACAAAGGAGTTCCGCATGAGTTACGACACCTTCCTGATTGAAGTTAAATCCTCTGACTTATTAGCTGTCGGTTATGAACAGCTATTAAAAAACATGGCTAGTAATTTTCAAGATAAACTACCGGTAGTTATCTCAATTGGTGCTAAAGATGCGGGAAAAACCTTTAATTATATTCAGCTATCTCGCCTACAGTCTTGGGGAAATTTTTTAAATAAAGTTGATCCTAAAAATCAAGAAAATTCCGGAGAAAATCTGGGTTTAATATTTCCTTTACTCCAATCACAAAATTTAAATGATAAGTCCAAAAATATTCTTGAACAAGCACGGCTAAATGTAAATAATACACTCAATCATAATTGTCAATTTTCCATATCGGATTTTAAAGACAGAATAACGCAGTCTCTATCTAATCAAGATTGGAACGAGGTAGATTGGGCAAAATTTTGGGTCAAAGAATTTTCGAGAGTTTTAGGGTATAATCAGGAAAATTATCAACTAAATAAACTGCATGAATACCTTAAACAAAAAAACTCGAAGATTATATTTTTAATTGATGGATTAGAAGATGCTTTTCCTAATGTCGCCAATGATAACGATAACCTTCAACGAAAAGCCTTGAAAGCTTTGATCGATCATTTACCGAATAAATTAACAGAAATTAAGCAATCTAATCTAGGATTGATTGTCTTTCTGCGTCGAGATTTCTTGAGATATACAATCACACAAAACTCAGCACAATTTGAAAACTTATATCGTGAATACCGTTTTTAGTGAAGACGGCAAACTACTAAAGAGTCAATAGGAAATGTGCCAGTTTAGTAATTGGCACATCTACCACAAAAAGTAAAAATGTCAATAGGTAATGTGCCAGTTTATAAAGTGTCACATCTACCACAAAAAAGTAAAAATGTCAATAGGAAATGTGCCAGTTCATAGCCAGTTTAGAAAGTGTCACATATGGCATAGACAAATCTAAAAAAAGATGACATAATAGTAATATAAAGAAAAACAAAGGAGTTCCACAATCTATGACTAACACAATTGAGAACGAATACACATCAGATTGGTTTTCGCCCCCTGGAGAAATCATTGACTACATCATGAGAGACAGAGGAATACCCTTACGAATATTCGCTAATCGGATGGAGATGTCAAGAAAGGAAGCCTTTCGACTGCTGGCAAGTGAAACCGAGATTACTGATAGTATTGCTTGCAAATTGGAGAATGCTTTCGGTTTACCTAATGCTCATTTTTGGATATTGAGTGAAGAGCTTTACCGAGAATCTCTAGCAAGAAAAGCGTAAAATGTCAATAGGAAATGTGCCAGTTTATAAATTGGCACACCTACCATAAAAAGGTAAAAATGTCAAGTCCCAATGTGCCAGTTTAAAAAGTGTCACAATAGGACTTGACAAAAAGTAAAATTTATGCAGGTGATACCCCTACCCCTCTTTTAGGCTAAAAAAGAAAGTGCCTCCTTTTTGTCCTAAATTTTTTTTTTGAAAATGAAAAATCAATTTAGGCGTAAAACTGTACTACTTAACCAAAATCAATAAAACTCAATCATATCAAGGGTTTTAGCGTTTTTACTTTAAAAAACACCATTTTAAAATCAATAAAGCCCAGTCATAGTATAGCTTTGACCTGTTTGTACTATGTAGTAGGGGGGATAACTTTATTTTTTTTTTTTATCTACTACGCCTTTAATCATCGCAGTTTAGGTACAAAAAAAACATAAACTATATAGAATGAGCAAATTAAAGCATTCGGAAGTCCTAATAAGGTGAGTCTGTTTTTTTTTTTTTTGCTTTAACAGGGCGGGTTTTAGACTTTTCCGTATAGTGGCTTTTTTCTTTTAGCATTGTTCCACTTTAAGGTGGACATACACTACAGACAATAATAAACAGCCTTTTACCACACTTCAGAGCGGGTCGTGATACTTTTACTATTAAACGAATTTGTAATGGTCTAAGGGGTTAAAAATGGGTAAATGAGCAAATGTGGGCTAAATATTTAAAATATGTATTTAATTTTTGGTAGGTTGATTTTTGAATACCCTAGAATTAAAGTAATCTAGTATCCTATCCCCCATTCTATTTTTTTTTTTTTCGCTATGTATATAGCATAGCATGGGTATAAACAAAATGTCAAGGGGTAGTGGAAAAATATTTTTTTTGGGGGGTGGGGTAAGGGAGAGAGGCAAAAAAGTATGAGAGTTTTTAAACTGCGATGATTAAAAGTGTAGTAGATAAAAAAAATAAAGTTATCCCCCCTACTACATAGTACAAACAGGTCTAAGCTATGCTATGACTGAATTTTATTGATTTTTAAATGGTGTTTTTTAAAGTCAAAAATGTTAAAACCCTTAATAAGATTGAGTTTTATTGATTTTTAGAGGGGTAGTACAGTTTTTTGAGTACAGCGAAAAACAACAAAAAAAGCCCCTCTTTTGGGACTAAAAGAAGGGTTAAACGGCTAAAGTGGAAATCAAAGAGAACAGGTAGAACCAAGTCGATATTTGATGTCAAAAGCTAACTGACGATTAAAGGAACTCCAATGTTCAAGGGAACGGGAATTAGAAAGATTAAAGCATTGTTCAGAAGGGAGATTGGTTAAACACCAGCTTAAAAGTTTAGGTTGGTCAACGTCAGTATTAAGAGAAGTAATACCGGGACGTTGAATAGAAATACAATAAGGAATACAGGATTGAGAAAGGATATAAGATTGGAGAATGGATAATTCATGAGGATTACGGATAGCACCAATAACAACATCATGACGACGTTGGAGAAGCAAAAAATCTAAAGAATGACGAAGAAAAGGGGCAGAAAACTCTGGGTCAATTTTATCACGCATAACAGACCAAGAGCAGATTTCCAAATCTTTTAAAGAAAGATGGTCAACACTATCGGGCAAAAGAATATGGGTGATAAAACGGTGAGTCATGTCATAAAGAGAAACATTATAAGCACCATAAGTGTCAGAATAAAACTTGGAACAATAATGATAGGAAGCCAAAGAGGTATTAGAGTAATGACGGTGT